CAACAACTATTGAATATATTGAAAGAGTAAGACAAAATCCAAAAGTAAAATTAAATTGGTGGTGTTTGGAGTTTCAACATCGTAATGCTTGTTCTAATGAAGAGCCATTTTGGTATACTTGGGAAAAGGAAAAAAAAGATATTTGGGTTAGAGAATTACCAGAAGGTGCTATAACATTTCATCCCGAATTTATTAAAGGAATGACATTGGTAGACTTTGCTGAAAAAAGAGTAGAGAAATGTAATGGACAAACAATAGACTTTACTGGAGTTAGAACGCAAGAATCTTTAAGAAGATTAATGATGATTTCTACAAAAGTAAATGATAATTATATTACAAGAATAAATCATTATAATAAAGCACATCCAATTTATGATTGGAGCAGTCAAGATGTATGGAAATTAGTAAATGATTGGGGAATAGATTATAATAAAACTTATGACATTTATAATAAAACAAAATTATACAATAAATTTCTTACTCAAAGAGTATGTCCTCCTTTTGGTGAAGAGCCGTTAAGAGGATTATGGATATTTTCAGAATGTTTCCCCGAGATGTGGCACAAAATGATAAATAGAGTTAGTGGGGTTGCAACTGCTTGGAGATATGCAAATACTGAAATTTATGGTTGTAAAACAATAAGTAAGCCAGACAATGTAACTTGGAAAGAATATTTACAATATATTTTAGATACTTATTCTGGCAAGGAAAAACAAACAGTATCTACAAATATAAACTCATATATTAAGCAACATAATAGATGCGCAAAGGATAAACTTGAAAATGAAATTCCAAATATGTTAACTGGTATTTCATATAGTTGGTTGTGTAAGATTGCTATTAAGGGAGATTTCAAAGGTAGACAAGGAGTTACAACAATAAGAGCAAAAATTCAAAATAAAGCCGGTATAACAAGAGATGAGGCAGTATTAAGATATGGCAATCAAAATTATATTAAAGAATACTTTGATAAAAAAAAGAATGGAAAATAATTTAAAAAATAATTATCCATCAATTACAAAAATACTTTCATCAACTCAATCCAAAGAAAGTCAAGATGCACTTGAAAGGTGGAGATTAAGGGTTGGATTAGAAGTAGCAGAAAAAATTAAAGAAGATGCAATAGAAAGAGGGATTAAGTATGACAAATATGTTCAAGATTTTTATAATAAAAAAGAAATTCCACATAAACAATTAGCAAACCATCTGCAAGAGTACGAACTGCATTCATTAGAACAAAATGTAAAAAGTGATATTTATAAATACAAAGGTAGATATGATTGTATTTTTATTAAAAATAATATTTTAATTTTAAATGATTTCAAAGGTTCAACAAAAGAAAAACAAAGAAAATGGCTTAATGATTACCCTCTGCAAATATCAGCATACTGCAAAGCATTAGAGGAAGATAACATATATGTAAATTATGCAATGATTACAGTTATACTTGACGATAGAATACAAAAATTTATTTTTAATATGGACCAAATGGAATGCTTTTTTAAACAATTTTTAATTAGACTTAATAAATATAAAAATGAAACAACCTATTGACAATGTAGTATGGCTTGACAGAAATGACTTGTCGCCAAATTTGTATAATCCCAATATGGTAGCACCGCCCGAAATGGATTTGCTTAAACAAAGTATTCTATCAGATGGTTGGTTATTTCCTATCATTGTGTTTGATAAAACAATAAACATAGATGGATTAACTGATAATAAAAATTTTGATAAGTATACTATTATAGATGGATTTCATAGATATACTTTAAGTGGTACACAAGATTTTATTAAATTGTTTCAAGGAAAAATTCCTTGTATAGTACTTAATCCAATAAATCCGATTGCTACAACAGTAAGAATGAATAGAGCAAAAGGAACTCACGCAGTATTAAAAATGGGAGATATTGTTAAGCACGAAATAGATAACAAAAAATCTATAAATCAAATTATGAAAGAATTTGGAATGGAAAAAGAAGAAGTAATAAGATTGGCTAACAGAATGGGTATTCATAAAAATTCAATAATTACTGACACTGAATGGAGTAATAGTTGGACTCCGAAAAGTTAATATAAAAATATAAAGTATGAACCAACAAAATCCAACACTTAAAAGAGCGATGCTTGTAGCATTGGAAAAATCATTAGGAATAGTAACTTCTGCTTGTAAAAAAGTAGGAATAGATAGGTCAACTCATTATGAATGGTTAAAACAAGATAAAGAATATAGAAAACTTGTAAAAGATATTGATAATGTAGCACTTGATTTTGGAGAAACAAAATTACACGAACAAATAGGTAGAGGTAATCCTTTGTCAACAATTTTTTTTCTTAAATGCAGAGGAAAGAAACGAGGTTACATTGAGCAGAATATAATTGAAGTAAAAGGTAATATGAAATTCCGAGCAGACTTTGGCACAAGCAGTCCTATACACACCACACCCGAATCAGAAGTTAATTCATAATTGCATAAACAATACTGAACATAAATATTATGTAATCAATATTGGTAGGCAGTTTGGAAAAACTTTATTGGCAATGAATCAAATGTTATATTGGGCATTAAACGAGCGTAAAATAAAAATTGCTTGGGTATCTCCCGTATATCGTCAATCTAAAAAAGTTTTTGACGAATGTGCAAAAGCATTTGCTAAAAGACCAGAAATTTATCGTAATTTAAATAGAAGTGATTTAATTATTGAATACATTACTGGTTCAACGATTCAATTTTTTTCTGCTGAACGATATGACAATATGAGGGGATTTACTTTTGATTATTTAATTGTAGACGAATTTTCTTATGTTCACGAACGTGCTTGGACAGAAGTATTAAGAGCAACTGTTTTAGTAAGAGGAAAAAAAGTATTATTAATTTCTACTCCACGAGGAAAGAATCATTTTTATTTATTGCATCAGTTAGATGGAATAAATCCGCAATACAAATCTTTCACGATGACATCGTATGATAATCCAATGATTAATCCTACGGAGATTGACGATGCAAAATTAACTTTGCCAGACCACGTTTTTAGACAAGAGTACCTTGCAGAATTTGTTGAGGGTGGCGCAAATATTTTTAGTCCATTTTTTCAATCTGAAAATGGAGGAACAAAATTTTATGGTGGCGTAGATTTAGGTAGGTCAAATGATTATACAGTTTTATCTATTTTAAATGAAAAAGGAGAGCAAGTATTTATTGAAAGATGGAGACACGATAGTTGGAGTAGTATTTCAAAAAGAGTAGCAGATAAAATAAATGAATACAATGCAATTACTTATGTAGAAGTAAATAGTGTTGGGGATGCAATTTTTGAACAATTGCAATCATTATGCAATACAAGAGAAAATTTACATCCATTTATAACTACTTCAAAATCAAAGCAAGATATTATAGAAAGTATGGCAATAGCATCACAAAGAAAAGAAGTTACTTTTTTACCAATAGATTGGTTACAAAAAGAGTTTGAAGTGTTTACTTTTAAATATAATCCAAAAAGTAGAAATGTAAATTATGGCGCTCCCTATGGATTTCACGACGATGGTGTAATGGCAAGTGCATTTTCTTTTGAATCATATAAAAAATTAAAAAGTTCTGGAGAATACTATATAACATAATCGGATATTTACGATTAAATACGAATACAAATATTATTATAAAATTTTATTAAAATCATTTTAAGACGATTTAAGCAACTTTAATATTGATTAAGGGTGTATCATTAAAAACTATTTTGAATGAAGCACAGACGATTTAAATGCTATTTAAAGGGTACTTAAAATAAATTTTAATAAAATATAAAAATAATTTCATTTGATATTAAAATAAAATTATGTCTTATTTAGTTAAACATATATTACTTATACCATTACCTATACCATTACTATACCATTACCTAACATTCTAAATAGCCCCTAATAAGCATCTAAAATAAATAAATAATAAAAAAAATGAATACAATATCAAATTTTTCTACCATAACAAAAACAGAAAACAAAAAACAATTTGACTGGAGTAAAATTCCATTAGGCACATTCTCTGCTATTGATGTATTATCAAAAGCAAAAGTAACAGATGAGATACAAAGAGATATTACTTTACTGCATCTAATAACAAGGCAGTCAGAAAGTTACTATGAGAAAATTCCATTATCGGAATTACAAATACATAGAACGCAGATGCACAATTTTTTAAATACACAAATGGAGGGGAGGTATCAAAAATACTTTTGGTGCAAAGGCAGAAAATATATGGTCAGCGAAACAATGGAAGAGTTTAATGGAGCACAATTAGAGGGCATATCATTATTAAAACTTACCGCTGAAAACTTCGGAGAAAAAGCATCGCTCGTAATGGCAATACTTTCAAAAGAAAAATTTGTATGGTATAAATTTTGGCAAAAGAAATTATCAATAAAAGAAACTGCAAAAATCTTTGATGAATTTCTACCTACCTCAATAGGCATTGGAATTTCCAACTTTTTTTTTCTTTACTCGCATCACTTGTTGCCATTAGTTTTGGAAGCAGTACAAAAGGAAGCAGAAGAGATGATGACGAATTAGCAGATGCCGTTCCAGATTTCTCTCCAAAGAAAGTTTCTATGTTTGAACATTGGGGACATTTCTATACGATATTTGAATTGACGGGCAGAGATTATAACAAGATGGATTACTGGAGAGAGCAATCAATAGTTTACATTTATAACTGCCTTGCTTTCAGAAAAGATTTACAAGACGAGGAGGCAAAAAAAAATAATAACAGAATCATTTAATTGACTCTTTAATTTATATGGCTGATAAAGATTTTGTAGATAGCATTGCCGAAATTGTTGCAGTATGGGGAAACAAACTAACCGAAGATATAACGGAAAGTTTGGGGAAAAAAGATATGGTACATAGCGGAGTAACCGCTGCATCATTTAAACCAAACGTAAAAATTGGCGAGGACTTTGTAGAGTTTACATTAGAAGCACCAAGTTATTATGATGTGTTAGATAAGGGAGGAAAGCGTTGGACTAACAAACAACCTCCAGTAGATTCTATACTCAAGTGGATGAAAACAAGAGGAATACAAGCAACCATACCAGTAAAAAAACAAACATTAGCATCTACTATAAAAAATAAAAAGATGGTAATAAAAAAAGTAGTTAAACCACAAACACAATTAGAAGCAGATAAATCATATGCTTTTGGTATTGCTGCGAATATTAAAAAGAATGGAGTAATAAAAAGATTTGGTTACAAAGGAAGCAATTTTTATTCCGAAGTAGTAAATGAAAAAGCATTTTTAGAATTAAGAAAAATAATAATCAAACATACAGCTAATCCAAGTTTCATATTACAATTTATTGACCCCGCAAAACAATAACAATGGCAATTACTATCCAACAACAACCAGACCTTTATTCTCCCGTTTACAATCCAATGCGATTTGTAATACAAAGCACTAATAACACATCGGCAAATTTTAAATACGTTGTAGATTTATATGTGAGCGGTGTAAGTGGAAGAGTATGGCGAGGATTGTAT